CTGCCATACGTCACCTATTTGGCTATTTGACGCCGTTTTTTTGCCGGCTTAGCTAGCTTTGTTTCATCAACAATAACTGCTTCTTCTGTTTCTTCTGTTTCTTGCAGCGGAAGGATGTCATCCGTATACAAACCGTCTGAATCTTGAGTATCTTCTACTACCGCTGCGGTAGGTGGAGGTGCAGGTGCAACGGTAATTGCTGGTGTTGCTGTAGCAACAGGAGCGCGGCTTTCGCCAGCTCTAAACAAAGCTAACTCTGCCGCTTGAGCTTGGACCTGTGTATTTAGCGTGTTAATTGCGTTAGTGCTTTCATCTAATGCAGCTTGCATCTGGCTTAACGGAGCCATAGCGTTGGCGTGTTGCATAAAACGTCTGGCTAACTCGCGTAGGCTAACTAGCCCCGCAAATTTTTGTGTGTGTACGTCAGATAGCTCAGCTAGCTGCTCTACTGTACGTACATTAAAATATTCCATTTCTAGCGCTTGTGAGCGAGATATAGGAGGCCACTGTTTTAGCGGCGTGCCAGTTACGTGCTGTTCTTTATTTGTTTTAAACGCAGTGTATTCTTGAGCAAACTTTACGTTATCAGAGTTAGGGTGGTTTCCCATTCTAACTGGACGTTCGACTACTGAGGCTTTGTCGCCGGGGACAATAATACGTATATACTCTGTTTCATCGTATATAGGACGTCCTTTTTCAAGCGTCATCACAGCATTTTGTTTTGGGTGCATATAAAACTGTGCAAATAAGCCATGTTTTTGTTGTTCGACATTAGCAAACGCGCGATTAGCGCCTTCTGTGCCAATAGCTACTTGGGTAAAGCCTTCGTTATCTTCCATAGTTACTACTCCTACTGTAGTTGTGTTTAATCGTTAGCTACGCGTCCTGATGAGTCATAAGGCACGCCGCTATTAAAGTGTTCTACGGCACCAGTGCCGAGAACGAGTAATCCTGCTGAATTGAAAGGGGCAGCGCCGCTGCCGAAATGATCTACGGTGCCATCTATAGCTACGGCAAGTCTTCCTGCGGCAGTATAAGGTAGCCCTTGGTGATAGTGGTCTATTGAGCCGGCATCGTGTACCGCTAGCGCGGTATCAGAAGCATAAGGAATCCCTTGATGGTAGTGATCTGGCGCAGCTGTGCCGTCTGTTACCGTTATAGGACTTCCATTTTGCTGTAGTAGTGCCGACATAGCTTATTTACACCGTATTGCCGATGGGGTTAAAAAACAGGGGCTTTCGCCCCTCTTTTCTAGTCTGCTATGTCATCCGTATGCGGATAGTTAAGCTCTAAAAGAGCTAGTCCCGCGGATGGAGTTCCAATAGCGCTACCGCCTATGCAGTTATGCACTCTATCGCCAGCTACTACAGCGTCGTCAAGCGACCCTGCTGTAGCTGTAAGATAGCAGTTTGCGTTGTCCGCAAAAGCAGTTTTCACTTTGCCTACGCCAGTGCCAAAAATTTGGTACCAGCCGTACTCTCCAGCTACCGTAGCAGCCATCGCGCACGCAATTGGTCCTTTGTCGTCAGCAACCGCTAGCTTAGTAATCCAGCTAACTGTTGCGTACCGTACTACTGACCCTACCGCTGTAGCCGCTAAGCCTTTTAGGTAGATAAACTCGCCTTCACCGTATGCAGTGGTAGCGTGGTCTTGTGCTCTCACACAGTGACCCAAGTCATGCAGCTGCGTAGCGCTATTGTTGTCAATAGCCTGCGTGCCGATAAACCCGTCTATAACTTTATAATCACTCATAATTTACCCCTAGCCCTTTAGCTATGCTTATGTGTTATCTATTAAGCGGCCTTGGAACTGCGCGCCGTTAGAAGTTAAGTTGCCCGCCCAAGCTAAAATCTGGACTTCAGCATCTTGGTTGGTAGCGTAGCGACGGTTAGGACTCAAAGGAACCATATTGCGCGAAGCGTGAGGACGGTACTTGAGGTACTTACTATTAAGGAAATACGCAGTTTTGCTAGTAGCATTACCACCTATTCCGCCGTCAAGTATGACGTCAGTAGCCATGAATTTAAGCGTTGGGAAACCTGAATCACCGACTTCAGCTTGGTGGAATCTTTGCTGCGCTTGTAGCGACGCAACGTAAATTTCCCACATACTGTTATCCATAATTATACAGTCAGGCATATCGCTTCCGCGAACAAGTTGTGCCCAAAGTCCGTTCATACCCGCTTGAACAGTGCTTGCGGTAAGACCGAGAGTTGAGACTTTAGAACGCCAGAATGTGTATGTAGCCCTGTCTATACCGCCATACGTGCCAGTAGTTGGGTCTACAGGTACTGCTAAGTCTAGTCCTGTAATTTCTTTACCGCCTGAACCTGTACCGTCTGAGTACAAAGCAGCAGAAATAAGGTTAGATAGCGTGGATTCAGCCACACTGATACGCGCTTCAAGCAAATCAATCATTTGCTCTTTGCCGCTGTTCTGTAGCATTTCAAGGCCAGAAATAACGACCGGAACGGCAGCTTGCTTGAGTTCAAATTCAGCTGCGCTTATTACGTCAGAAATACCTACAGGAAGCAGATCGTAACCAGAATACCACCCTGCGTTGCTGTTTTCAGCAAACGACAGTTCTTCAAAAATCTTAGAGCCACCGGAAATCGTCTTGATTCTACCGGCCATGCTCATCTTTTTAAGAAGGGCGTTATTATCAGTTACGTTATCCGCAATTTTCTTGGTACGACTTTCAATAGTAGTCGCTATGATGTCGGAAACATTTGGGAAAGCCATTAGGCGAACCTCCAATAATTAGAATTAAAGTAAAGTAGATGTTACGTTACCTTAGATAGTTTAAACCTCGCCACAGGCGTGGGGTTTGCACGGTATCTAACTACTAAGTCTCGCCTCGTTTTAGCGTGGGCTTTCGCTCGCTGTTAACGTGGGGCTACATACTTTCGTAATTTGGTATTGAGATACTAGCCATTATCGAACGCGTCTGCAATAGCCGCGCGCAAATTTACCGGAGGAGGCGTAACGCCTGAACCGTCACTAGATATGGGTATCGCTACTCCTGCGCCGCGCGCTCGTCGAACATTTCTGCCTGCCGAGTCAACTTTTTTACGGTTGCTGAGTATTTCTTGTATGTCAGGACGTGTGGCTATAGCGCGCTGATAGGCTTCGTCTAAACTTAGCCGTTGATTTTGATTGCTTGCTTGGTCCATAAAATCAGCCATAGTCTGGCGTAGATCGTTTGCGAATTCGTTTTCAGTTAAAAACGCGTTAGTCTCAGTGTTGACGTCATTTTGAGCCGATTGGTTTTGGTGGTTAAAATAACTTTGCATACCCGCTACTTGTTCGGATAACTGCGCGAACCGTGGGTCTTGCGGCGGCGTATTATCTTGTATTGGGTTTCCTACTAGCTCGTTGTCTAGGTCAGTTATGCTTACGCCAAATTGTTTAATTAACTGAGCCATAGTCGCAGCTTTTACCGCAGGAGTGCCGCCTTGTAGCTTTGCAGAAGTTTGAAGTACATCATAAACACCCTGCATAGGGTCTCGTACACCTTGAGCCTGAAACATAGGCTGAAAAGGTTGAATCATATTAGAAAAAGCGTTCATATGCTGACGCGCATGGGCCGATTCTTGCATTACGCTCTGCATCTCTCTTTCACGTTTGTGGCTAGTCTCCTGCACTGTTTTGGGTGTGTTAGCCCATTCTTCGCGGGCCGCAGGAGTCCAAGACGCAGGAGCTTTAGCATCTGAATCAATAGTTGAGTCATCGCTAGCTTGGGCTGCGGGTTCTAACGGTGCTTTTTCTGTTACGATTTCAGCAGAAGACGTATCGACAGATACTTCGTCTGGCGCAGAGTCATCGTCTGCAACTGCTTCGTCAAACGCGGTTGCGATGCTATCCCGTATATCTTCTTCTTCTACGACTTCATTATCTTCTAAATCTACTTGCTCTGTTGATGGCATATTTACTACTCCTACTGTAGTTGGTTGTCTTCGTGGTACTGCGTATTTCTATTAAAATCTGGGTTAGATGCACGGTCGTACATCTCTATTAGCGTGTTTATACGCTCTTGTTTTGAATTTTTTTGTTCCTGCCCTCGCGACGCCAAGTATTTCTGCGTCTGCGCGCGAAGCGAGTCAAGGTCGTTACTGACTCCGTGCCTTGTGTTGTGTGCATTTAGCTGAGCGCGAGTATTAACGATAGTGCCGTCTATAGGCGACTTAAAAGGCTCTATGTCTCCGTGAATACTAGGTGTAGAACTTGCTGACGGGGCTTCTCGTATTACCTCTACCATCCCTTCCTTAGTTTGTCTCCAAGTACGCTTTGCCATTATACCATCTCCATCCGTTTTGCCATGCGCTCGCAGCGCTCGGGTGTTTGTTTATTCCAATTACTGTCGCGCATCTGTGCCGCAGCTTCGCGGAAATCGTGCTGCTGAAGCGCCGCAAACATCTTAGTGAACTTGTACGTTCTGGAAGGCCCCATTTGAAAACACATTTCTGTTACTATTTCACACACTTCAGTCGGGTAGCCTTCAAGCCACGGTTTATTAGCTATTAGCTGCTTACCTAGATCGTGCAGACGTGACGCGACTATAGCGCGTGACTCTTCGCTCGTTAGATAAGTTAGCCCGTGTCCTATGGTCCATATTCCAAGCGTATCCTGATAGGGCTTGGCTTCAAATCCCTCATTGACCATTACTCTATCGAGCATTTCAGACATTTTTATTAGTCCCGATCCCTTGATTCGTGCGTGTAACTTTGGCGAGCGCGCTCGCGCTTTATAAACTCATCAGTTTCGTTTATCTCTTCTTCTATATTAAACTCAAACTGAGCCTGCTCTTTCTGTAGGTCTTTTTGGGCCTCTACCTGTGTCTGCTCTATATTAATTTGAGCTTCCATCCCGGCCATTTCTCTTTGGTGCTGCATTTTTTCACGCTCTAACTTGGCCGACTCTTCTAGCTTGTATTTCTCAAACCCAAGTTTTTCAGACTGTTGTTGTGCTTTTATCTGCTCGGGAGACGGCTCTTCTTGGCCCTCTTCTTTGCCCTGCGCTGACTGCATAGTTTTAATAGCTTGATCAAGTACGCCTTCTACTTCGTTACTGCCTTTAAATCCTGCTAGCCCCCACTTCAACATCTCAAGTAGCACAGGTGTGGCTTGAGGGTCCATCTGTACTAACGGTGCGGCGGACTGCATAAACGTCGCTAGAGCTGTTATGTACGAAGTACGTTCTTCTTTAAGCTGTGCATAGTCAACCATAGCCACGGACTCAGGTTTAACTTGAATACGCCAGATAAGATCAGTTCTGGTTTTTATCAATTCAAGCGCGGGGCCTATAAGTTCTGCGTCAGAAGAGTTAGCAATGTTGGACTGCTGGACAATAGATTCATCTGAAAAATGATTGCTTACTACTTCTGCGCGCAGGCGTATTAAGTCTGTAGCGTATTTAGCAAACTCATCTTGTAACGCTTGAATCCTGACAGACCCAAAACGTGACTCAAGTACGCGTTCAGTAGCGCTTACGCTTCCGCCAGCTTCACCGCCGCCGCGCATTATGTCGGCCATACCCGTTACTTGGGCTAACAACCCCATCGAATCATTACGCCGTGCGACGAGTTTTTCTAAAGTGCCCGCGACTTCTTCTATAGGTAGCCATTGAATAGAGCCTTGTAGTCCGCCCTTTTCTGCAAACATAGCCCAGTTATCAACGGGTATAAGGTCGTTTTCAACGCCTTCGCTCATTAAGCGTTTGACGCCTATTGATGCTTGGTCGTATACGCCTACTACTTTTACAGCTTCAGTGATAAGTACGATACGGGACTCTAAGGCGTCTATTTCTAGGTACAGGTCTTCAGCCATAGCATAGTCAGGGATGGGCATATACGCTGTAGTAGTCACATTGGATGTCATAGGCTCGGGATTAGGATAAAAACCTGTTAGCCCTAGCGGATCATCTTTTGTGTCTAGCACTTGTTTTAAGTCCGCACACCACCAAATTACTTCACGCGCGGCTTTGTCCCAAATTTCCCATACCTCAGCACGTTTAAACGCATCTAACCGCTCTTCGTTAATTTCTGGGT